CGGACACGATCGCCATTCTGGGCGCGCATGGCCTCTATCCTGACCGGCGGACGGCTGGTCACACCGGATAAGGGCTCGCAAATGGCGGGCACCTCTGCACACGGTATGGTTGGTGATTCCGTTGTCACTGATGAGCGCAACATGCAAATCAGTACGGTGTGGGCCTGTATCAGGCTCATCTCGACCGTTACCGCATCATTGCCCCTTGATGTTTACCAGACCAAAGACGATCAGCGCAGCAAGGTACCTGGCACCCATCCCCTGGCAAAACTGCTGCGCTTCAGGCCCAATAATTTCATGACCGCGCTGGAGTTTCGCGAGGCCATGACCATGCAGCTTTGCGCCTACGGAAATGCTTACGCGCATGTGGAGCGCAACGGCGTCGGCGATGTGATCAGTATGGTGCCGCTTATGAGCGCCAATATGGAGGTTCGGCTCAGCGATAACGGCAAAAACATCATATACCGGTACCGGCGGGATACTGAATATGCCAACTTTTCGCAAAAAGAAATCTTTCATCTCAAAGGTTTTGGCTTCAACGGTCTGACCGGCCTTTCACCGCTGGCGTTCAGCGCGAAGTCTGCGGGTGTCGCCATTGCCATGGAAGACAACCAGCGCGAGTTCTTCGCCAATGGCGCGAAGTCTCCACAGATCCTGATGACTGATGGCAAGGTCCTGACCAAAGAGCAGCGTGGGCAACTGGAGGAAAACTTCAAAGAGATTGCGGGGGGCCCGGTTAAAAAGCGCCTCTGGATCCTGGAGAGCGGCTTTACGACCCAGGCTATCGGCGTTTCTCCGCAGGACTCAGAAATTCTGGCCGCAAGAAAGTTTCAGGTCGCTGAGCTGGCCCGGTTCTACGGCGTACCGCCGCACCTGGTTGGCGACGTGGATAAAACAACATCCTGGGGCTCGGGGATTGAGCAGCAAAACCTCGGTTTTCTTCAGTACACCCTTAAGCCCTACCTTGATCGGTGGGAGTACAGCATAGAACGCTGGCTGGTAAAAGAGTCTGAGCAGGGTGTTATTCATGCCGAGCATAACCTTGACGGATTGCTGCGGGGCGATTCCACAAGCCGGGCATCGTTTATGCAGATCATGGTTAATACCGGCATCCGCACCGTTAACGAAGTTCGCAGGCTGGATAACCTGCCGCCTCTTCCTGGCGGGGACGTGGCGACGCGCCAGTCACAGAACATACCCATTACCGACCTTGGAACAAACAACAGGCCCCGCAATGACGGGGCCTGATTTTTATGGGGGCCATTATGCCTGACATTCATAAAACACTGGCATTCGACCAGACCGAAATCAAGTTTACCGGCGACGGCAGCAAAGGCACGTTTGAAGGGTATGCCTCGGTGTTCAATAACACCGACGCCGATGGCGACATTATTTTGCCCGGCGCTTTCGCGGGTGTGGTGACTAACCAGAGCCGCAAGGTGGCGATGTTCTTTAACCACCAGACGCGAGCCATTCCGGTCGGCAAGTGGGATGCCATGCACGAAGACGAGAAGGGGCTTTTTGTTCGGGGGCAACTCACTCCCGGGCTAAGCCTGGCCGAGGACCTGAAGGCCGCCATGCAGCACGGCACTGTCGAAGGCATGTCGGTGGGATTTTCCGTCGGGCCCGATGATTACACCGTCGGCTCGTCCGGCCTCATCTTCAAAAACATTTCTTACCTGCGGGAAATCAGTGTCTGCACTTTCCCGGCCAACGAGCTGGCGGGTGTAACCGCCATGAAGAGTATCGACGGCATTAAAACCATTCGTGACGCAGAAGCCTGGCTGAGGGATTCAGTCGGGCTTTCACGCTCTGAAGCACAGGCGTTTATCGCCCGTGTTAAGTCCGCAGGCCGAAGCGAGTTCGGCAGCGGCGACATTGACGCGCTGGCACAGCGCATAACTTCCTTTGCCGCTAACCTGCGGACGCCTTAACGGAGTAACACATGTCTGAATTATCTGTACTGGAAAAAGCGATCGAGAACTCCCAGAAAGAAGTTAAGGAGCTCATCGAAGAACAGCGTAAATCCATCAACCAGAACGGTGAAATCAACAAGCAGCTTCAGGCCGACCTGGCAAAAGCCCAGGACGAACTGAAGACCACCGGCACCCGCCTGTTTGATCTTGAGCAGAAGCTGGCTGGCAACTCGCCTGAACAGACCGCCCAGAAATCCTTTGCAGAGCGCGTGTCCGAAGACCTGATGAAAGGCTGGGACGGCTCCCGCACCAAAGCGAAAGTCACCAGCTTTGATAAAGCAATCGGGTCTGGTGCCAACTCCGCCGGCGCACTGGTTCTGCCTCAACAGCAGCCGGGCATCCTGATGCCGGGCCTGCGCCGTCTGACCGTTCGTGACCTGCTGGCACAGGGGCGCATCACCAGTAACGCGCTGGAATACGTGCGTGAGAATGTGTTCACCAATGCCGCCGCGCCGGTTGCTGAAGGCACCCTGAAACCAGAGAGCAACATCACGTTCACCAAAGAAACGGCGAACGTGAAAACCATTGCTCACTGGATCCAGGCATCGCGCCAGATCATGGATGATGCCCCGGCGCTGCAGTCCTACATCAATTCCCGCATGATGTATGGCCTGGCGCTGGTGGAAGAGAACCAGATGCTGAACGGGGATGGCACCGGCGACAACCTGCAGGGGCTGAACGTGGTGGCGAACGACTACGAAACTGCACTCAACGCGACCGGAGATACCGGCGCTGATGTTCTGGCACACGCCATCTATCAGGTGTCACTGAGTGAGTTCGAAGCCGACGGCATCATTCTGAACCCGGCGGACTGGCACCGCATCGCGCTGCTGAAAGATGCTAACGGGAATTACATTCTTGGCGGTCCGCAGGCGTTTGCCTCGAAAGTGCTCTGGGGCCTGCCGGTGGTGTCGACCACGGCGCAGACGGCAGGCAAATTCACCGTTGGCGCGTTTGGCCTGGCGTCTCAGGTGTGGGATCGCATGGATGCCACCATTGAGATCAGCAACCAGGATCGCGATAACTTCGTGAAAAACATGCTGACCATCCTGTGCGAAGAGCGCCTGGCGCTGGCGCACTACCGTCCCGCAGCCATCGTCACCGGTGACATTGCGGTTTCCTCCGGCGAATAACAGCAGGGCGCGGTCAGCAATGGCCGCGTTTAACGCATGAAAATTAAAGCTCTCCGTATGTTCTCGCATTATCACCTGGGGACTGTATCCCAGGACGAAACCCGCGTGGTGAAGAAAGAAATCGGCGAAGCACTGGTAAAACTGCATCTGGCAGAAGAAGTCGGGCGGGAAAAAAACGAACCGGCAAAAGCTGACGCTGCTCCGGCCAGAGCCAAAACAGGGGGCAAAAGTGGAAATAAGCGCGGAACAGATGACGCTGATAAAGACGCACCTGAGGGTTGATGGCGACACTGAAGATGCGCTGATTGCTGCCTATGCTGCCGCGGCTGTCGATTATGTCGAAAAGTTTTGCGACGGTACGCTGGTGGAATCGCTGACACCGGCTTCCGATGATGAAGAACCTCCCCGTGAGGTTCTTTTTACTTCCGGCATATGGGCGGCACTGCTGCTTCTTATCGGTCACTGGTACGCAAACCGGGAAGCAGTCAATGTCGGCAATATTACTTCTGAGCTACCGCTTGGAGTTGAAGCCCTGCTGATGCAGCACCGGAGGTGGCACTGATGGCCTGTTCCGGATGTGCCGCCCGCCGTGAGTGGCTGAAAAAATGGATGGCTATTGCCTATGAACGAGCAACAGGTAAACGAACTGCTGAAAGCGCTGGAGGCACAGGCGAAAGCGCAGCTGGAACAGACCGCCGCGATAAAACGCCTGGCGGAGTCAAATGAAGCCCTGGTCGCCGTGATTTACCAGTCGATGGTTGATGACGAGGGCGACGACGGGGTAATGCCGCAGACCTATCTGAGCGGAAAGCCCCGGGGGTAACCATGCAGGCAGGAAAACTGAACAAGCGGGTGACCCTGCAGAAGCCGGTTAAAACACAAAGCCCGACCACGGGCGCGATCGTCAGTGGCTGGGCAGATGTGGCTGAGCTGTGGGCGAATGTCACCGACCTTTCAGCGCGCGACTTTGTGGCGGCGCAGGCCGGGCAGAATGAAGTCACCACGCGCATCACCATTCGCTGGCGTGACGATGTCACGGATAAACACCGCATTGTACATCGCGGGCGGATCTACGACATTACCGGCGTGCTGGAAGATGACAAAAGCGGCCGGGAGTATCTGACCCTGCCATGTTCAAGGGGGGTAAACGATGGCTGACGGTATTGAAGTTCAGATCACCGGTATTGAGTCGCTGAAGCAGAAACTCAACGAGGTGAATTACGACCTGAAGCGAAAAGGCGGGCGCGCAGCACTGCGCAAGGCCGGTAACGTTATTGTGAATCAGATTAAGGCCAACGCCATGCGTCTTGACGACCCGCAAACGGCCCGAAGCATTGCGGATAACGCGGCACTGCGCTGGAACGGGAGGCTGTTTAAACAGACCGGTAATCCCGGATTCAGAATAGGCATCCTGCAGGGTGCGAAGCTTAAAAAGAATCCCAGCCTTGCCGCCGATGCACCCACCCCGCACTGGCGTCTGCTGGAGTTTGGTACCGAAAAAATGTCGCCAAAGCCCCTGGTACGTGCGGCGGCAACATCACGCATGCAGGAGGTGATTGCCACGTTCACCACCGAATATGAAAAAAGCATCGACCGGGCGCTGCGGCGTGCGCGGCGAAACGGAGGCGGATCGTGATTGCACCCCTGTTTTCCGTCTGTGCATCCAGTCCGGCGGTAAGGGCGTTGATTGGCGATTCGCCGGTGCGGCTTTACCCGTTCGGGCAGCAGGACGATAACGTCATTTACCCCTATGTCGTCTGGCAGAACGTGAGCGGGGCGCCGGAGAACTATCTCGGCCAGCGCCCGGATGCGGATACCTGGGCGCTACAGGTTGATGCCTGGGCAGATACCCCGGATGAAGTGATTGCCGTGGCCACTGCGCTGCGGGATGCCATTGAGCCGCACGCGCATATCACGCGCTGGGGCGGACAGGAAAGAGACCCCGAAACCAGGCGCTACCGCTACTCCTTCGATGTCGACTGGATAGTGAAGCGATAACCCTATAACACCGGCCCTGTGCCGGTTTTTTTATGCACGGAGAAACCCATGTCTGTACTGACGCAAGGCACTCAGTTTTTTGTGCTCGCCCAGGGCGCGGTAAGTGAAATCGAATGTATCACCAGTTTTTCACCGGGCGGCAACCCGGCGGATCAGATTGAAGACACCTGTCTTTCTGAGCGGAACAGCCGCACCTATAAGGTCGGCCTGCGTACGCCCGGACAGGCCACGGTGGGCCTGAATGCTGACCCGGAAAACGCCAGCCACATCATGCTGCACAACCTGGCAAACTCTGACGACCACGAAGAGCTGACGTTCGCCGTGGGCTGGTCTGACGGCACTGCATCACCGACGGCAGCCGCGCAGGGGGCGGCGGGCGCAGTGGATGGACTGACGCTGCCGGACAGCCGCACCTGGTTTGTTTTCCGTGGCTATGTCTCTGACTTCCCCTTCGACTTCTCCGCCAACACGGTGGTGACCACTTCCGCCACCATCCAGCGTTCCGGCGCGTCGGTCTGGGTACCTAAAGCGAGCGATTAATGAAACTGACACTCGATTCACTGAAAGAGGCCGGGGCATTCACCGGCCGCCCGGTGGAAAAAGAAATTACCTGGCGGCAGGGTGAAGAAGAATTCAGCGCCACTGTCTATATCCGCCCGCTGGGCTACCACTCGGCCATGACGGACGTGATGGCGGCAAACGGGCGCGTGGATGGTGTGGCGGGGCGGATCGCCGCATCCGTCTGCGATGAGAACGGCAAGCCGGTATTCACGCCAGCGGATATTACCGGTGAGGCGGACCCGGAGCGCGGTGCGCTGGATGGCGCGCTGACCATTGCCCTGCTGGTGGCTATCCAGGAGGTTAACGATCTGGGAAAGATGAACTCAGCGCCGACGATGAATTCTGGTGCGAGCTCGTCCTCAACGGTATCGGCGGGCAAACCATCGCGCAGGCTCAGGAAGTCCTGAGTTTCCGGGAATTCCAGATCTGGGTGAAATATCGTGAGCGTTACGGAAGCCTTAACCCGATGCTGCGCACGGAATGGGCCGCCGGGCTGGTCTCCAGCACCATTGCCAACGTGAACCGGGGCAAAGATACGCCGCCTTTCAGCGTCACGGATTTCACCCTGCACTTTACGAAAACACCGACCACCACTGGCCCCGTCACGCTTGATGAGGCCATGCGGACCTGGTACTAATATTGGATTGTCAATTTATAGCCATGTCATTATTTGGTATTCTTTCAGGGAATATTTCTGAGGAAGCAATCTATGGCATTGATTAAATGTAAAGAATGTGGAGAGAAGGTATCAAATAAAGCTGATATATGCCCTAAATGTGGTGCTCCATTTAAGTTAAGAGTCAAAGGGCCTTCAGGCTGTATGATGATTCTTATTATTTTTGTCGCAATAATTGCGCTTATAACTTTTGTAAGCAAAATGAATTTTGATAGCTCGACAAATCAAAATAGAACTCCTCGTACAACCAGCGTTGAATAATATATTTTGTGTTTAATAATACCTGCCCGCTTATAGCGGGTTTTTTTATGCCCGGAGATAAATTATGGCAGCCAGATCGCTTGGAACCCTGACCATTGACCTGATTGCCAATATCGGTGGCTTTGCCGCAGGACTTAACCGCGCGGAGCGTCAGTCCGAAAGCTGGCGCCGCCGGGTACAGCAGGATGTCCGGCTTGCCGGTGCCGCGCTGGGGTCAATGGCGACCATCGCCGCAGCGGCTGCGGTATCTGCAGGCGTGGCGGGGATCAACCTGTTAAAAACCACCTCAAAGCAGATCGCTGAAACTGACCGGCTCGCAAAATCCCTGCGCATGTCCACCCAGGACCTGCTGGCCTGGCAGTTCGCCTCGCAGAAAGCGGGCGTGTCAGGCGAGCAGATGGCGGATATTTTCAAGGATATTGGCGACAAAATTGGTGATGCGGTACTTAACCAGTCGGGTGAAGCTGTTGACGCGCTGAATGCGCTGGGTCTTTCTGCGAAGAAGCTTTCCACGGAAACGCCTGATAAACAGTTACTGGCGATCGCCGGTGCGCTGGAAAAAGTGGGTACCAACGCTGAGAAGATCACCATCCTTGAAAGCCTGGGCAATGACCTGTCAAAACTCCTGCCGCTTTTTGATAACAACAGCCAGAAGCTTCAGCAGTTTCTCAGGCTGTCACGGGAATACGGCGTCGCGCCGGATCCGAAATCCATCGATGACCTGGTCAAGGTTAACTCCCTTTTTGAGGACATGGAGACACAGGCGCAGGGACTGAAACTGGAAATTGCCACAGGACTGGCACGCGTGGACCTTTCGCCACTACAGGCCGGGCTGGGAGATCTGCGGGCAGTCTTCACCGATCCCAAAGTGCTTCAGGGCCTGGCGGAAATGGTCGGTGGTATTGCCTCTCTTGTTGGATGGCTGGGTAAAGCGGCGTCAGCGCTGGGCAGCCTTATTGATAATTACCAGGGCGGGCAAAAGCTCTCCGCTAATGCCTCGCTGTTTGAGGTTGAGCGGCGGATCAGAAATCTTGAGGCTGACCTTAACGACAAAGGCTTCCTGGCGGGCGTAAACCGTATCGGTATGGATACGGAAGGGAAGCAGAAAGAGCTGAATGAATTGCTGGCGCAGCGTACGCGCCTGAAGTCCATTGCCGGGGCGGCACCTGTCATTTCTTCAGCAACATTGCCCGTTACCGGAACGGGCGACTACTCACTTGCACCGGGCGAGTCCAACGGCAAGGTGACGCCTGATGCCAGCGCCAAAAAGCTGGAAAGCGCGTTCAAATCCATGGAGCTGGGCTACCTGCGCCAGATTGCCCTTATCGACACAACCGGCAAAAAAACGGCGGAGGTGACCGAGCAGCAGAAACTGCAGTTCGATCTGGCGGAGGGAAAGCTCACCGGGATTAACGACGCCCAAAAAGTCCGGCTTCAGCAGCTGGCGCAGGAAGTGGACCGGCTCAACCAGCTGAAAAAAGCCAATGAAGAAAATGCGAAGGTGGCGGCATTCGTCGCTGGCCTGCAGGCGCAGAACGATAATGCCCGCGCGGATCTGAGCGTCGATATTCAGGGGGCCGGACTCGGCAACAGGCAACGTGAGCGGCTCAGGGAACGGCTGGGTATTGAGCGCGACTACCTTGACCAGCAGCGGGAGCTGCAAAAGCAGTATCAGGCCGGTGATATCAGCCAGACGGTTTATGATCGCGAAACGCAGGCTTTAAAAGATGCTCAGGCTGAAAGGCTGGAAGTCCAGGAGGATTACTACAAACAAATTGATGCGCTACAGGCTGACTGGGTAACCGGCGCGCGGGACGGGCTCGCCGACTGGGTGGATGACTCCACGAACTATGCAACGCTGGCGGCTGACGCCATGCAGAGCGCGCTCTCTGGTATCAGCAGTAACATCGTCGACATGCTCAACGGCAACAAAGCGAGCTGGAAAGACTGGGGTATCAGTGTTCTGAAAATCATCGAACAGGTGATGGTGAACATGATGATCGCAAACGCGGCCAGCTCTGTCGGTTCATTGTTTGGCGGCGCAGCGTCCTCTGCCAGCTCCGGTACCGCGCTTCAGTCCTACGGCTCAACCCTTCAGTTCAACGCCAGAGGCGGAGTTTACTCTTCCGCCGATCTCAGCCAGTACAGTAATTCCGTTGTCAGTTCTCCGACGCTGTTTGCGTTCGCCAAAGGTGCCGGACTGATGGGCGAGGCCGGGCCGGAGGCAATTATGCCGCTGACCCGTGCCGCCGATGGTTCGCTAGGTGTGCGTGCTGTGGGAAATGGTGGCGTCGCGCCGGCGGGTGGCGGGGCGCCACAGGTTACTATCCATATTGATGGCAACGGCAATACCCAAACCCAGGCGACTGGCGGCTATGAACAGTTCGGACGCGAGGTGGGTAATTATGTCGATCGGCGATACCGCGAGCTGATTAGCCGGGACATTTCGCCGGGCGGTGCAGTCTGGAATATGGCCAAAGGAGGCCGCTGATGGCTATAGAAACGTTCAGCTGGTGCCCGCGCATCAACGCTGAGCAGGAGGTAACGTTCCGCCGCCGCACTGCGAAGTTTGGTGACGGATATGAACAGGTATCCGGCGACGGGATTAATCCCCGATCGCAAAAGTGGAATCTTCAGTTTACCGGAACCGAAGCGTACATCGCCGCGATCAAAGCCTTTCTCGATCGGCACCAGGGCGTGAAGTCGTTTCAGTGGCGTCCGCCGCTTGAGCCACTGGGGCTTTACCGCTGCGATACCTATACACCCACTCCGCTTGGTGCCGGGCTGTTTAATCTTTCCGCAACCTTTGAGCAGGCTTATAAACCATGAGCTTAAACAGTGATTACCAGAAACTTGAGCCGGGCAATGCAGTCCGGCTTTTTTCTGTCGACGGTACGGCGTTCGGTACCGGCGAAGTGCTGCGTTTCCACAGCCACAACATTCCCCATACCGAAGTCGAAATACTTGCCGCTGGCGGCGATGAATCAAAACTACCTGCAAAAAGCATCTGGTGGCAGGGGCAGGAATATAAAGCCTGGCCGTGCCAGATTGAAGGTATCGAAGCGTCTACCAGCGGCAGCAGCGCACAGCCAAAATTATCGGTTGCCAACCTGGACGGATCGATCACCGCGCTGTGCCTGGCGTATGACGACCTGCTGCAGGCTAAAGTGATGATCCACGACACGCTGGTGCAGTACCTTGATGCGCGGAATTTTCCGGGCGGTAACCCGACGGCAGACGCCACGCAGGAAAAGTTACAGGTCTGGTATATCGACGCGAAAACTTCAGAAACGAATCAGGTTGTGGAGTTCGCGTTATCCAGCCCTATGGATTTGCAGGGACTCATGATCCCGACGCGGCAGCTTCATTCCCTGTGCACCTGGTGCATCCGCAACAAATACCGCACCGGCGATGGCTGTGATTACGCCGGAACGCGCTATTTCGATAAAAACAACAACCCGATGGATGACCCGTCCCGCGATGAATGCCCCGGCA